TCACCGCTGCGTATAACCTTGAGGCAGATATACTAGATGCTCAAGCCGCCAAGGATAACCGTACTGTAAGTGATGCTGAGTATGAGCAAGCGGCTGAAAAGGCGTTCTACATGGTCGAAATGACCAACGGTGGTAGCGCATCGGCGGCTTCACCCCAGATAATGCAGGGGTCTATCGGGTCGGTAGTCTTTATGTATAAGCGTTACGGTGTGTCCATGCTGTCTCTGCTACATAAACTGGCAAAAGAGGGAATGGTCGGTCAGTCTGCTGAAGCTAAGAAACTAGCCGCCTATCAACTCGCGGGTATATACGGATCGGCTGCACTTATGTCAGGTGTGCGCGGTGTGCCTTTCTTTGGCGCGGCGGCTATGGTTTACAACCTACTCAAAGACGATGATGAAGAATCCATGCAATCCATAGTGCGTAGAGTTACGGGCGAAGGATACTACTCGGGTGCTGTAAACTACGTAACAGGTACTAACGTGGCTACACGTATTCAGTTATCCGATCTGTTGTTTAGAGACACATTGATAGACCGTGACCAACCTGCCATATGGACTGCCGTAGAAATGTTGGGTGGACCCGCTATAGGTATTACGTTGCAGATGGATCGGGCGGCTGATTTGTTTGCAGCGGGTGAGTTTGCTAGAGCGGCAGAAGCCTTTGCACCATCGGCAGCGCGTAACGTGATGAAGAGTGTGCGGTTCTACAAAGACGGTGGGGCCGAAACCTTAGCAGGTGATATCATTGCCCCTGTGCATCCTCTACACGCAGTCGCACAAGCCCTAGGGTTCATACCCGCAGAGTTGGCTCGGGCCTATGAATTAAATGCTGAAATAAAAAGCATGGAGAAAGGCACTAAGTCCAGACGCAAGCGTATCCTAGATGAAATCGCTAGGGCCAGAGCAGACGGTGACAACGAAGCCGAACAAGCGGCCTATGACAAAATACCTGCGTACAATGCGGAACACCCTGATTGGCCCATCAACGGTAAGTCTATAGAGAAATCTATGAACAGCCGTGCCGAAAATACGTCTAAAAAGTTCCAAGGCATATCCATACACCCCAAACTACGGGATACATACATGGACTTTGCGGATCAATTTAGTGGTAAAGCTACTATGTTTTAGTAAAAAAGCCCCCGCCGTTGCAGTGCGAAACCTGACCTAGCGGGGGCAGTAGAGAGGAGAACAACTAATGAGTTGTCGAGCAGGACATATCACGTTGTTCTCCAGAGGCGTACTCCTAATTTAGCATTTTCGACACGGACTTGCATTTTTATCGTCCATTTTTTCCGCTTTTCTACATTTTTTACCTGTTGGTGTGCTTTTTCGGTATTTATGCAGGGTATGAAAGCGGAACCGCCGACTTTTAAATTGTCCCAATCAACGGTTATTTTAATTCCGTCAGGGTCCAGATCATCAATCATCAACACTTTGCGGTTCATCTAATACTCCTTCTGAGTAGTCCACCACTATACACCGCGATGGAGGTAGGTTTAGGTGAGTACCTTTACTCAACCGCATCTGTACTTTCTTTGCGCCCATAGCCTCGGTCATATCCTGCACAAGGTTATCAAAACTTATCTGGTGATCCGTGCAGTATTTCTTTAGCGGTTTCGGCAGCAAGTATAGTTTTTGCGTGTCTATCTCGTACCGTGCAACAAAGTGATTGCGGGGCGTAGCTTCGGGAACTGCACCGCCATAGTCTAAAGCATTGCCGTTCACAGAGGCCCGTAGATCAGCGGTGCTTTTGATCTGCAAGATATTGTTGTTGTTCTCAAACACATAGTTGTTAAGCGTTTCGGATACAGAAGAACCCACATCGTTTACTATGTTCTTACGCATAGTAACTTGCTGAACAACCCACTTAAACAACGCGGCAGTATCCCAATCGACTATGCCTAACTTCTTGGCTATAACTACTCCCGCCAAGATAGCCCCGCACCCCGCCGACCAAAACCTATGTTCTGCTTCCAACGCCGCAGCCTTATCTATCCGTGCCTGTATACCCAACACCAACGCCGCGACTTCATCACGGTTATTTATTACGTGCTGCACAAACTTAGCGGCAAACCAACCGTGATTAGATTTTATGTCGGTGAATATCTTGTCAGTTATAGGCTTGATACTTGGGTCTTTAAGAGACTTGTCTACTTTTATCTCCAGCATCCTAAGCATTTCTGCGTGGGGTATTTCTTTGTTTCGGGTCAACAATTCCCACAGGCTTATGTTCGCAGAAGTGACACCGATTAACTCCCAAGGTTCGCCTCTGTGTCTTTCTGTATTACCGTCACTAGACATACGGTTCTTCTGCATACCGCCAGACAACTCGTATACATACTTGGAAGCCCACTCTGGCGTTATGTTCGTCATTTCGTCAGAACTTAACGGGAGGTTACGCATCAACTCGGCCCTGTTCATTCGGGCGTTATGTGTGTCTGCGTGGTGGTTCATCAAGGCTTCGGGTCTGCCGTATATGCCTAATGCTGCCCTCATAGCCGTGGTCTTACCCACGCCTGATCCACCGAATAGGTGAATACCCATACTGTTTTGCCCTGTGAAGGGCATGAGTATAGAGCCGAATCCAGAGCCTATAACAAACTGATGTAGCTGAAAATTCTCACGGTTATAAAACGCAAACATTTCTAGCTGTCGAGCCTCTGATCCTTTGGGTTCAAAGGTAGAAAACAACCCTGCTGTCTTTTTGGACGGGGGGTTATACTCAATGCTATTACCTAGGATAAGTCTATCCCCTAGCACAAAGGCTTCCTGTCTATCGTTAGTCCACCCAAACTGTAGGTGCGCTTCGTCAGACGCCGCAGCCGACTGCAATTCGTCTATCCACTTAGTTGTGTAAGCCATTAGCTGATCCAATTTGTTGCCCCATGTGGTAATGCCATTCATAGCCACAATTTTACGGAACTCTTCTTTTGAGGTTATCGCAGACATAGGCGCAGTAAATTCCCGTACCCCGTCCTGTGGTAGGTGCAGTCTAAACACTACGACATAACCCCCCAGCGAAACGTCGTGGAGTAGCCTCGTTACGTAGAAGTCGTTGTGGTAGATTACTTCTTCTTCTACGTCCCCGTCAGCGTTCTTCTTACGTACATATACGCCGCCATGTGCGCCTCGCACGTAGGGCTTAGGGTAAGGTGGGATCATGTGCTTGGTAGACGATGCCGAGAACGGATCATCCTCTACTTCATCGTCACCTAGGGCTTCCTTTAGCCGTTCACCTAGAACCTTGGGGCTTTTTATCTTACCCCAGTTAGGGCAATCCATACAGATATCAGGGTTGTTATCGTCAAAGGTAGCGCACTTGTAGGCTATATCTCTAACACCTAACTCCGCAGCCTTGCCTTCTATGTAGTCCCATTTCTTATCTGTTTCCTGCTCCGAATAACCTTCGTAGCCCTTAGATATTTTGTGAGCCTTGGCCCTGCTACCATCCTTACAGGCTTGCAGTACGCTAAGGACACCGCGCCACGTAGGTTCAGATACTTCGTCCTTCGCCTTTATAGCGTGTAATATCTGAGCGCAGCCACGCCCTGCGCGGGTCTTTTCTATAATGTCCTTAAAGACGTACTCTTTGTTGCTGTTGATCGTGTCCCATACCGCGCTGCTATCCCTGCTCTCATGTGGGGATAATGTCGGTTCGGGTCGCTCACCAAACAGGCCCATAAACTCGTCTAGTATAACGGGTTCGGGTATATCAACACCATACAGTTCCACAGGTGCAGGGGGGTCGGACTTGTAGTTATGTGTATTAGGTACACGCAGCACTCTAGCCGCGTCAGCGGTTACTACAGGATCGGCTTTAAGCCCACTGCTAGCACATACTTGTTTTATACGCTCTGCTACGGGTATCCAATCATCCACAGCTAGGGCTTCGGATAAGAACCAGTAAACATGCACACCGTTACCCGAGTTTACCATTAACGGTTTAGGTAACTTGTACTGCTTGCAGAACTTACGTAGTGCCGTCACAGCTTCGGTTTTAGATGGATAATCCTTACTAGGCCCACAGTCTAAATCTAAGAATATAGACCTTAATTGGTGGGCGTTGTCTGCTTTTCTATTTTCGGTTGTCTTAAAGGTAGCTAGTGCAAAGTACACATCGTACCCGTCAGCGTCTAAGTCTTGAGCGGCAGTCTCTACTTCGTCTACTGTGTCATAGAATTTCTGTACTCTGCGGTTATCTCTGCTCCGAGCCGCAAACACACAATAGTTACCCTCACTCCCTAGAACCCTGCTTAGAAACGTTTTTATTATCATAGCCTCTTTCCCACAAGGTCACTGCGAGACGCTACTAGGACGCGTCCTAGTTAACACCCCGCAGTAAGTTATATATCTTTACTCCCAATCAGATAGGATATCCCCCAGATCGTCACCGTCTGTGGGCGGCGGTGCTTTCTTGGTAGCCTTCTTCACAGGCTCGGGGGCTTCCTCAGAACGTGTATCAGGTGCTACATCAACGTCAGCGGGGGTATCATCAATCTCAAACCCCGAAATCATAGTAGGGGCTTCATCGACAGAGAACCCTTCTTCTGCGCCAAAGGGAGAATAATCTTCCATAGGCTTGAGGTCGATAACCTGTATGGCACGTAGGCGCAAAGATACACCGTGGTCGCGCATACTATAAGGAACAAACGTAACCTGTACGTGTATCTTGCTGCCTGTAGTAAGCATAAAATCATCGTCTAGCTTTTTGTTCTTGGCGTCATACTGAGAAGGCTTTGTAGTAGGCTGTTCCCCATACGCGCCCTTCAGTACGGCTTTACCAATATACGTACCGTCTTCTTGCTTACTGAATACCTCCGCAGGTGCAGGTATTTTTGTGGGCCACTTAGCTTGCTTTTTCTCTGCGTAGGCCGCAGCCATAGCTTTATACAATTCCTCGGCTTGTGCCTTGGTCATGCGAAAACTGGTTTCGTACTTTGCGCCATCGTCAGATGGATCACACGGCACAGACTTGCCTCGTTCCCCTGCGGCAGGGTCATACCGATAGGTGCGGTTAACTCGGGGGTACTGCGCGATAACACCACGTATAATGTGGCTCATAGAGTTGGCTTCAGCCATGTCGTTCTCCTAGGTTTTTATTTTAAGGTAGTTAAAGGCCGCTCTCGTCTGAGAACGGGGATTTAGAATTGATATGGGCAGAAAGTATAGCCGTATTTATCGCTTCTAAAGTATCTGGATGGTCAATCATGCCATCCACGTCCTGCATTTCGGCTACGTTCAAAGACCTTTTAGGTTTGAAAAATAGCTTAGGTACAGGACTATCTACATCAAAGTAGACGTTAGTAACCACAGACGCAAAGCGCGTGTTGTGACTGCTCAAGTGCCGTGCATAAGATTGCAGGGGGGTATTACCGTTCTGAGGTTTGCCGAATATAGACGTAGCAGATACTTGCAACTGATACACTGTACCTAACTCACCCTCTAATAACACCGCTATGCGTTGATGAAACCTACACGCCCTACCCATACCTGAACCAGAACCGCGTATGTTCTGAGTGCAGTCCATACACCGTACTGCTTGCACATCTTCTACAGGTACATCCTTGTCAGGGCGATCTGTGTCTGAGGACCAACAGGTAGGTGCAGTAGGGTTATCACTATCGTACACGCCTTCGTAATATGCGCGAGATATCTCCGCTGCATTTACTATGACTGCATCAAGTGATGTAGCCGTATCGCCATCAGGTAGCGTAAACACGTTGCCCCCTGTGCTAATACGGCTAAAGCGTTCCGACATTATTGTGGTCCCATTTCTTCGGGAGTAAACATTTCTAACTGCTCCCCATCGCCATCGTTATACTTTTCAGCCAACAACGCGTCTTGCAGCTTAGATATGTTAAACCTGTACGTATCATTCAGCTTAATGAATGTGCTATCAGGGATACGTCCCTGTCTAAGCCACGCCCGTACTGTGGACACAGACACTTGAAAGTGCTTTGCCACGTCTTCAATCTTACTCAAATCTTGGGTCATTTTTTCCTCACAGATACAGTGTATTCCGAATCCACGTTTAACCCTCTGGGTACGAGGTCGGGGTTTTCTTCCAAGAATTGTTTTACGTTAGTCTGGTTAAGCCGTTTCTCATAGAAGTGCGGCACGTCATGCTCCATGATAAAAGCGTTCATGCTTTCCCAATCGCTAGTCCAATACCGCTGCTTAACAGACCTGTAAAATAATCCTTCGGAAGTCCTAACACTATCTACTGCGTGTTCCTTGCAGTGAGATAGCAGAGCCTGTTTAATCTTATCCAACTGAGTAGACAGCGCACCGTCTTCATCTTTAAACTCTTTGGATAACTCGGCCCGTCTTTCGCGTATCTTAATGTACGCCCTAGTCAACTTATCGACTGTCACAGTCATTGCATCCTCCGTCTTTTGTTAGTAATAGTTTGTATATATTAACAATGTGTGTCTAGTCAAGCAAATCTTTGTATAAATCAATAATTTTTGAATGGACGCTAATACGCTGATCTAGCAGACTATAAATGCGTTTCTCAGCACTAGAACCCGCTAACTGTACCACCGTACATTTGTGAGTTTGCCCTGCGCGGTGAACCCTTGCGTTAGCTTGAGCGTAGGTTTCTAGTGAAGGTGTCGGCCCCCACCACACGACTGTATTTGCTGCGGTCAGTGTCACCCCATGTGCAGCGGCGGCAGGTTGGATAACCAAAATCTTAGGGTTATCTTCTGTTTGAAACCTTTGGAAAATCTCAGTACGTCTGTGTACTGGTACATCTCCACGTATTACCTCTGCGGATATTTTGTCTGCCCGTAGCTTTTCGGTCAGCAAATCTATGGTGTGCTTGAAAGGCACAAACACCAAAACTTTCTTGCTGCTCTCTGCTATTACTTCTTTGAGGACGCTGTACCTGTTGGAGATATCGAACTGAACTGTCTCTTTGTCATCGGTATAAACCGCACCACCCGATATCTGTAGTAACTTGCTCATTTGCACGGCGGCGTTTACTGCGGATATCTCTTCACCCGCTGCATTGGTAATCATTTTCTTGCGGAGTTCTTCATAGTAAAACTCTTGCTGCGTTGTTAGCTGCACCTTACGTTTCACGTACACCATGTCTGGTAAGTCCAGACATTCTTCTTTTGTAAAACGTATAGCAGGTTGTAGCGCATTGAATACTGTGTCGGTTGCAGTATCTCTTATCGCCCACTTCCACATAGTAGACTTATACATGACCATATCGCGGAACGCGCCAAAGAACCTAGGAACACCTAGCGGGTTCACCAACTTGGCTAGGCCGAAAGCATCTGTCGGAGACTGTGCAGCGGGAGTACCTGTCATTAGCCACAACCACGTATCAGTTTGTAGTAGGCGGTTAAGGGCTTTCCAACGCTTAGTCTGTGCGTTCTTATAGTGTGTAGCTTCGTCCACGATAATTAGATCAAAGCCACCAGAGGCTATGGCATCTTCTACAAGTTCTACACCTGCATAGTTTATCACTACAAACTCGGCATCACCTTCTATAACTGCTTT